TACACCTGCGCTTATTGTGGTGAGAATGCTAATGAAGTGGATCATGTCATCGCTCGTAAGAACGGTGGTACTAATGCTGAGGAGAACTTGGTTGCTTCATGTCGTAGATGCAATCTTGCAAAGGGTTCACGTAAAGGGCTTTTTTTAGCCAGCACGGTTACCCCCCCTGTCTTTGCAAGCAATATCTCCCTAGGAACCCGCTCAGAGAGCCATAGCGGGCCATTTGAAGGCCAACCTAAGTCAGATCAAACCTTATGAGTACAACACTCAGAGCAGCCCTACGAGGGGCAACAGAGCCACGCTTGCATTCACCATGGTTGACAAACAAAACTCGCGGCGATGAGGTAATTGCATTCGCCAAGAACGTTGGCCGTGAACTTATGCCATGGCAAGAGCTGGTGGTCAAGGATTTCTTTGCCATTGGTGATGAATCTAAATTCATACGCCGTACCGGGCTGCTATTGGTGGCACGTCAGAATGGTAAATCTGAACTTGCCCGGCTTATGTGCTTGGCTCACTTATTTCTCTTTGGATCTCGTCGGGTTCTGATCATGTCGAGTAACCGGGCAATGACTTTGGTGTCATTTCGGGAAATGGCCTACCTGATCAACTCCAACCCGTTCCTCAAAGAGCAGGTGCGCTCGATCCGGTACGCCAATGGATCTGAGTGCATTGAGTTAAAGAATGGCGCACGGTTGGACATTGTTGCAGCTACACGTGATGGTTCGCGTGGTCGTACCGCTGATTTCCTTTGGATTGATGAGCTGCGTGAGATTGATGAGGAAGCATTTACCGCCGCTACCCCAACCACCCGGGCAACCGATGGGCAGAGCTTCTATACATCCAATGCTGGTGATGCTTTCAGTTCGGTGCTCAATAATTTGCGCGAGAAGTGCCTCTCCTATCCACCGCAATCTCTTGGCTTCTATGAGTATTCGGCTCCTCAGTATTGCAAAATTGATGATCGCAAAGCATGGGCCTTGGCAAACCCGGCACTTGGGTACACAGTCAGTGAGGAAGCACTAGAGGAAGCCATGAGCACCTCATCCCTTGAATCGTGGCGTACTGAATCCCTCATGCAGTGGATTGATTCACTAGCTTCTCCTTGGCCGCATGGGGTGTTTGAGGAATGCACAGATTCCGCACTGGAAATGTCGCCCGGGCCTCTTACAATCTTTGCCTTTGATGTTGCACCATCGAGGCGCACTGCATCCCTCGTTGCCGGGCAGTTACTCCCCGATGGTCGCATCGGTATCGGCCTTCTTCAATCGTGGCACTCTGACGTTGCAGTTGATGAGCAAAAGATTGCGGTCGAGGTAAAACTCTGGGCCGATAAATACTTTCCAAGGTTAATTTGCTTTGATAAATACACGACCGCCACAATTGCCCAACGCCTGCAAATGTCAGGGGCGGCCACCGTGGATTGCTCCGGCACTATCTTCTATCAGGCTTGCTCGGATCTTCTAGATCAGCTTGTTAATCGCAAGATCGTGCATTCGGGTCAGGAATCTTTGGTTGCTCAGATGAATAACTGCGCAGCTAAACAGAATGACTCGGCGTGGAGAATTATCCGGCGAAAATCTGCCGGTGATGTCACTGCCCCGATCTCACTTGCCATGGTGGTTCACCAGCTGATCAAACCCCAAGGCCAAGCCAAGGTGTTTGCTATTTAGACTCGCCCGAGGACACATCCCTCAAATGCTTGACATTTGAGAAAAAATTGATCTATGGGTATAGCAGATATCTTTGGGTTCAGAACTACTAAGGCAGATCCGAGTTCTCGGGTCGTTGCCCAATATGCCCCTGCCGTTATGGATGCACCGTATGGAAACTTCTACGGCGCAAATAACATGGGCGGATATAACAATTATGTGAATTCGATCGATCGCCAAGCTGCAATGTCAGTTCCATCAGTTGCACGTTGCCGCAATCTCATTGCTGAAACTATTGCTGCAATTCCGCTGGAAAGTTATCTCACCTCTACTGGTGCTGAAGTACCGAATCTCGTATGGATTGGTCAACCCGATAAACGTCAACCACGTGCGGTAACAATCGCATGGACAGTTGATTCATTGCTGATGTATGGAGTTGCTTATTGGCGAGTTACTGAAATTTATCAAGACGACAATCGCCCTGCTCGCTTTGAGTGGGTGCAGAATGATCGCATCACCGTAAAACTTAACGCCACACAAACTGAAGTTGAGTATTACATGTATATGAATGAGCGATTGCCTATGGATGGCGTTGGTTCACTCGTTACATTCCAAGCACTTGATCAAGGAATCCTGGTGCGATCGGCTCGCACTATTCAATCTGCTATTGATATTGAACGTGCGGCTTCTATTGCATCGCAAACTCCAATGCCTTCGGGTGTTATTCGTAACACCGGTGCAGATTTACCTGATGCACAGATTCAAGGAATTCTTGCCAGTTGGAAATCTGCACGTCAAAATCGTTCAACGGCATATCTCACTAGCACTCTTGAATATCAACCGGCATCATTCTCACCAAAAGACATGATGTATAACGAAGCTGCCCAGTATCTTGCAACTCAGATCGCTCGCGTATGCAACGTACCGGCTTACTACATCAGTGCAGACATGAACAATTCAATGACTTATCAAAACATTCTCGATGGTCGCAAAGAATTTGTCGCCTACTCACTACAACCATTCATCACGGCCATCGAGGACAGACTCAGCATGGATGATCTCACTCCACGCGGTACACGTGTTTCATTTGCACTCGATGAAACATTCCTACGTGCAGATGCAATGGCCAGACTTTCAGTAGTTGAAAAATTACTGAGCCTTGGACTTATTACAACAGAACAAGCAATGGCAATGGAAGATCTAACTCCGATGGGAGAAAATGGCAATGATATTACAGTTCAGTAGCCCAATCGAAGCCAGTGATGCTGGCCGTCGAATCATTAGTGGCATCGTGGTTCCATTTGGCGCGGTAGGAAATACATCCGCCGGGCCAGTGGTATTCGAAGCAGGATCTATCAGCATTGGTGATCCCACAAAAATCAAACTTCTTGCGCAACATTCGCAAGTAGATCCAATCGGTCGCGCGATTTCATTTCAGGAATCTGCAACAGAGATTCGTGGCCAATTCAAAGTAAGTGCAAGCCAAAAGGGATCAGATTATTTGGTCATGGCTAGCGAAGATTTGATTTCCGGGTTAAGCGTTGGCGTTGAAGTCACCGCATCAAAGCCCGGTAAAGATGGAACTCTCTACGTGCAAAAGGCAACACTCAAGGAAGTTTCCTTAGTGGAATCCCCTGCATTTACTCAAGCCATCGTCACCAACGTTGCCGCAAGCGAAAGCGAAGCGGAAGTACAGACAACCACAGAAAATCAATCAAACAATGAAAGTGAGGCAATCGTGGAAACTCAAGCTCCCGAGGCCGTAACACCTGAGGCTCCCGCTGCGGAAACAGTCGAAGCCTCACGACCAACAATCAAGGCAACTGCTCCATACATCACTTCTTCAGTTCGTCACGGCATTACTTCAATGGGCCGTTACACAGAGCACAAAATCAAAGCCGCAATGGGCAATGAAGATTCAAAACTATGGGTAGCAGCATCCGAGGATCCAATGGTGGTTCAGGCCGCCGTTGACTCGATTGGCACAACTAACCCTGCATTCAACCCTGTTCAGTACCTACGCGAGTTCGTGTCTAACACCAACTTCGGTACACCAGCGATTGATGCAATTTCAAAGGGAACTCTCCCATCATCCGGTATGAGCTTTTCAATCCCATCGTTGGATACCAATGGTGGCGGAACTGCACCAACAGTAGCTTCAGCTGCTGAATCTGCTGCTCCAAGCAACACCGGCATGGTCACTGACTACATCACTGGAACAGTCACCAAGTACGCAGGTCAGAACACCGTCACACTCGAACTTCTCGAGCGATCTGACCCAATTTTTTACGATGAACTCACCGTTCAAATGCAACGTGCATATCTCAAGGCTATTGATGCAGCTGTAATTGCTGGCTTCATTGCTGACGGAACTGCCGCCACTTCACAGACTGCTGACAGTGCTGGCGTGATTGCATACATTGGTAAAGAAACTCCACTCGTATATTCAGGAACTTCTTATCTTGCACGTAACATGGTTGCAGGTACTGGACTTTGGGGCGCACTTATTTCTGCCGTTGACTCAACTGGTCGACCAATTTACAACGCTTCACAACCAATGAATTCAGGTGGAGTTTCAACACCTACTTCAATCCGCGGCAATGTACTTGGTCTTGACCTTTACGTTGACGTCAACGCAGTATCAACTCTTGCTTCTAACATGGCGTTCATCGTCGCACCTGAGGCAGCAACTTGGTACTCATCACCAACTTCATACTTCTCAGTCAACATCGTGAGCAATATGCAGGTTCAAATGGCAATTTACGGTTATGGCTCTTACTTGACAAAACAAGCGGCTGGTATCCGCAAGTTCGTAAAGACTGCCTAACAAAAAATAATCTGGTGGGGCTATCGCTCCCGGTGGCCCCACCAGTCTTAAAAGAGAGGAAATCCAATGGCCGCAACTTATGTCACCATGCAAGAACTTCGTGACAATTTAGGCATTGGCACTCTTTACTCAGATCCAACCGTCGAGGAAGTCTGCCAAACGGCAGAGGATTTGCTGAATTCTTATCTTTGGTTCGATTCGGTTCCAGTGGTAGGCGCGGCTCTTTCCAGCAATTACGCGACTTTGGTGCTTTCATCTCCCGGCTCATACGTTGCCGGTCAGACAATTACTATTTCGGGATGCGGTGCGACCTATAACGGAAGTTACACGATCACTGCGACCTATCCTTGGTCATTGGGTTCAGCGACTTTTCCTTGGTTCACCTTCTACCCTTTCAATGCAACTTATTTCCCAAAGGGTTATAGCTTCATTCAATATGCCAAGACTGCGGCAGACAAGAATTATCAACTCATAGTTCCCTATGGCAAAGCCGCTGGCGTTGACACAAAGTCAACCGCCTATGCCTCAACACCTGCGGTTCGTGAGGCGGCAATGATGTTAGCCGTAACTATTTGGCAAGCTCGTCAGGTAAGCAATTTGGGCGGTGTTGATCCAAACTTTGGCCCATCACCTTTCGCCGTTGGAAATTCCCTTATGGGCAGAATCCGCGGCCTCATCGCTCCATACATGGGGCCGAGATCGATGGTCGGGTAAGAAATGCCCCCAGTAGCCATCACGACTCTCAGGTCAACCATCGCAACCGCACTTGCGAATCCGGGTGTATGGAGCACATTTTCCTACGTACCACCGACACCACTTGCAAACTCAGTGGTGATCTCTTGGGATGATCCTGCACTTACATCAAATGACAATTCCAATCTGACGATTAGCCCAACGGCTCACTTCAAGATCTCGATGTTCGTACCCATGCTCGATAACGCTGGTGCGCTTGCAACCCTTGAAAATTTTATGATCACAGTATTTCAAAAGATGGCCAATTCTGGACTTACCTTCAATGGCCCACAAATTTCTGCACCGGCGGTTCTCAGCCTTCAATCAGGTGACTTGCTCGCGGCAGATTTATCCATAGCAATCCTTACCAGTTGGAGTTAACAAATGAGCGAACAAGATCTTGCTAAATGGCAAGCAGAGAATGACGCCTTCTTAAAAAAGATCGGCCAAGTACAACAACCAGCACCAATCGCCAAGAAAGCAGAGGAATAAGCAATGGCAATTTTCTTACAGAATAACGTTGGCGTAAAGATCAACTCAGTAGATCTTTCCGATCACGTCACTAGCGTTACCTTGACACAGAACTTTGATGAACTCGAAGTCACTGCTCTTGGCGACACTGCACACAAATTCGCAAAGGGCCTCGAGGCAAGCACATTGACTCTTGATTTCCTCAACGATTTCGCAGCTTCAAACGTTCAAGCAACGCTTCAAGCTGCTTACGGCACAACAGTCACCGCAGTATTGCTTCCAGTAAAGGGAACCGCCGTTAGCGCAACCAATCCCCTTTACACCGTATCGATCATCGTCAACAACCTCACACCCCTCAATGGTGCGGTTGGCGACATTAGCAATTCCAGCATGACATTCACTTGCAATAGCACCGTCGTACAAACCACAACAGGATCCTTCTAAGGAGAAATAACCATGGCCCGGTTAAAAATCACGAAAGCAGATGGAGCAGTATCACTTCATCAAATAACCCCCGCTATCGAATACGCCTTCGAGCTTCAGTTCAAGGGTGGCATTCATAAAACCTTTCGCGAGTTTGAACGTCAATCTGATGTTTATTGGCTCGCGTGGGAATGCTTACGTAAAAGTGGACAGACAGTGCCGATGTTCGGAGTCGAGTTCCTCGAATCACTTGCTGAAGTAGAGGTTCTTGACGACGAAAAAAATGGATAACGCGGGATTCCTTTACTTACCTAATCGCTCAGATTGCGATTGAGACAGGGATCTCGCCGCAGGACATCGTTGCCCTTGATTCAGAAATGCTCAAGGCAATGGTTCAAGTATTCAAGGATCGAGCAAAGGAGATTGCAAATGCCAGTAAGCATCGACGGCGTCGCTGATACCTTAAAACTCATCCGCAAATTCGATCCCGAGTTGAACAAAGCCATGAACCGGGAAGTTCGAGCTGCAATGATTCCTATCCGGGATGCTGCTCGCGCTTACGTTCCCGAGAATGGTCAAATGCTCAGTGGTTGGACTAAGCAATTCGCCTCAGTTGAAACCGCTAAATATCGACCATTTCCACGTTTTGATAATTTGCAGATGCGCCAAGGCATTGTTTATCGCCAAGGCGCGAGCAAAGGAAATCAATCAGGATTTTCCAATGTTTATTACGTGGCTAACCTCTCGGCTCCTGGTGGTATCTATGAAACCGCTGGCAGATTATCGGCTCCAGCACGTGCGAGCTGCAGTCTGAATCCTCATGCCCGGGAACAATTCCTTGATCGAGCAGATGCCTATGGAAGCCTTCGAGGTAATGGCAAGAAGCGTGGTCGCCTCATTTATCGAGCTTGGCAAGAAGATAACGGTAAGGCTTATTTGGCAGTTATTCATGCCATTCAAAAGACTTCACGTGGCTTTAATCAACAAAACTACACATTGGCCGCATGATGGCAGCGACACAACCAAATCTTGTCGTCAATGCGGTAGTCAAGACTGATACTCGATCGCTAAAAAAAGCTTCCAAGCAGATCAGCACATTTGATAAGTCAGTTCACAAACTGGGCAAAACCTTCCTTGGCGTATTTGCTGCCTCCAAACTTGCAGCTTATGGCAAGAACGCAGTTATGGCATTCGCAGCTGATGAGAAGGCCGCCAAGTCACTTGCCCTGCAACTCAAGAACACAGGCAATTCATTTGCTACCACTGAGGTTGAGAACTACATCGCCAAACTTCAAAAAACTACTGGCGTACTCGATGATCAACTTCGCCCTGCATTCTCCTCAATCCTTACCGCTACCGGGTCAGTCACCAAGGCAGAGCAAGGTTTATCACTTGCCCTTGATGTTGCCGCTGGCACTGGTCGCGACGTTGAAACGGTATCCCTAGCCCTTGCAAAAGCTTATTCAGGCCAGACCACAGGATTGAGCAAACTAGGTGCGGGCCTTTCATCCACCACTCTTAAGAGCGGCAATATGCTCAAGATCACCGATGAACTGCAATCCAAGTTCAAAGGTCAAGCATTAGAAGCTACTAAGGGTTATGCAGGAAATATTGCTTTGCTCAATGTTGCGATGCAGAACGCTAGTGAAACCATCGGTAAAGGATTACTTGATGCGCTTCGCATCCTTGCTAACGATAATTCACTTACCTCAATCACCGCTGGCATTGAAGGCGTATCTAAGGCCATTGCATCCTTGATTGTGAACGTAGCCAAGATCGCTTCACCGTGGACCAAGATGTTTGGAATGCTCACTGGATCTCAAAAATGGGAATGGACAATCCCTAAAATAACCAACCCAAAGCCATTGGGTGATCGTGCTATTGATGCAAAAATCATGGCAACTAAAAAGCAAGATTTAGCAATTCAGACTGCCCTTAACACTTCCAAGGTAACCGCATTAGTTCTTTCCAAAGATGAAGTTGCCTTGGCAGAACTCAAGAAAAAGTTCGATGTTGAACGTGCTGGCCTTCAAGTGGCTCTACTCAATGCCACTGATGAGGAAACCAAGGCACGCATTCGTGCTCAATTACAGATCCTTGATGATTCCAAAGTGGGTGCTGCCGCCACTCTTGCCAATCTCAATAGCCAATTAGCAGCTGCAAAGGCTACTGATGCCCTGCGCACTGCCATGGAGCAGACTGCACTTGCAGCAAGTTCGGCAGCTACGGTCATGGCTGGATTTAACCCGGGTAATTACTTGCACTTAACTAATGGCGCGGGAACAGGAACAACTCCCGGCAACACTTCAGTGGCACCTATTTCGCCTACAAACGTGCAACCCATGACTCCGGCGACCGTTGGTGCTCCAACAATGAGCAATCCCCTCAGTAACGGCGACATTGCAGGTTCTTATGGCCTTTCAGGGGTCACGATCAACCTTCAATCTCTTGATCCATCTAATGCCCTCCAAGTCATTCAAGATGGCATTCAGCAACTTAATCGCTTTGGAATGAACCTTACCTATGCAGGATCGTTGGGTATCAACTAATGGCACGGCCAACGGTAAATGCCTACATCAATTTCTCAACTGGCCCAGCATTTGCTCAAGCTTTTATTCTTGGATCAGGAGTTCTTGGAACTAACGTACTAGCTGATTCGGCTGGCATCATTGTTGATGTATCCAACCAAGTAGATCAGATCACCACTATTCGAGGCCGTGATGCTCAGAGCGATCAATTCCAGACTGGTCAACTCACCATGCGCATCGTTGATCAGAACGGTGACTTTAACCCTCAGAACACCGCAGGGCCTTATTACGGCCTCTTAGATCCCATGCGTAAGGTGCAAATCACCGCAGTTCACAATGGCATCACTTATCCAGTATTTGTCGGTTACATAACTGGATACTCCACCAGCACTCCAAAATATGTCGGCGACGTGGTGTACACGACCATCACTGCGGTAGATGGATTTCGACTTTATCAGAATGCGCAAATTTCGACCGTTCCGGGTTCAGCCGCTGGTGATCTGACTTCAGCGAGGGTGAGTCAGATTCTTGATTCGATTTCATGGCCTAGTTCTATGAGATCAATTCAAACGGGCCAAACGACAGTTCAAGCAGATCCCGGAACGGCTCGAACCTCACTAGCTGCAATGCAGACCTGCGAAATCACAGAGTATGGAGCCTTCTACGTTAACCGAGAAGGTACTGCGGTATTTGCCAATCGTAACTTCACCACTGCCTCAGTCAATCAAACTGCCACGGTATTCAATGACAACGGCACTGGTATCTCCTACTTCAATGCCATGTGGATTCTTAACGACGTTCTGATCTATAACCAAGCCAATATCACGGCTACTGGCCTTGCCACTCAAACTGCCAGTGATACCGCTTCAATCGCTAAGTATTTCTTGCATTCTTACAATCAACAAAACCTTCTCATGCAGACAACTAGCGAGGCACTTAACTATGCCCAAGCCTACGTTGCCTCTCGCAAAGATACTTCGATCCGGTGCGATGCGATTACCTTGGATCTTTACACCAATGACTATGACACCGGCATCGTGGCAGCTCTTGATCTTGATTATTTCGACCCGGTAACTATCACCACCACTCAACCTGGTACTGGTGCAACAACTTCGAGTATCACAAAGACATTGCAAGTGTTTGGCGTATCCCATCGGATTACAACGAACTCTTGGAAAACCACATTCACAACCCTCGAACCGATTATTGATGGCTTCATATTGGATTCAAGCCTTTATGGAGTGCTCGATACTTCGGTTCTTTCTTATTAAGGAGAAA